TTGACGTAGCAGAAGGTGTAAAGGAAGCAGCTTCGGTTATCCAAGTTCTGGATATTACTGATTTACGTAATATAGAACAAGTGGCAATTTACCATAATAATGATATTAGCCCGTATAATTTTACAACAAAATTACACGAAATCCTACAGCATTGGGGTAATCCTCCAGCTTTAATTGAGAGAAATAATTGCGGTGCCCAGGTTGTTGATCAATTAAAAAATAATATTGGATATGAGAATATTGTAACATACGGGTCAAAAGCAGGTGACAAGATCTTCAATAAACCAGGGGTTGTAGCGCACACTAATACAAAATATAAGGGTGTCATGAACATGCGTTATTGGATGAACGAACTTAACGTTGTAAGAATTAAAGACATTAAGACGTTAATGGAGATAAAAAACTTTGTTCGTTATCCTAATGGCACCTGGTCGGTAAAACCCGGTAACGGTAACCACGATGACCGAGTCATGAGTTTAATTTGGTCGTTAATGATTTTAGAAAATGAGATTACAGAGAAGTATTATGAGATAGTCGATTTGGATGATAATAAACGGCCACTCCATATTAAATCCCTAGATTACGGTATTAAATATTTCATCAACCCTACATCCATGTATAGTAATGAACAACATAAGGAAGAAGGTATACCCATGCCTATTCTTTTTGATATTGGTGATTCACCGGAAAAAACAGATATTAATGATATGGAAGAACAGGGTTGGAAATTATTAGGCTGATTATATTATGTCAAACGCTGTATCATACACACAAAGCCCGTTTAATCTTTCAAGAAAAGATAAATTCCTCCTCGTCCTCGATGTTCCGCCCGCGTTAAAGCAGATTACATCAAAATTTGTACGTGATAATGTGAATATTTTACCCGATACCATGCAATTTTCTGTCGCAGGAGCTGTTGTACCGGATATCTCTATACCTGCTATTCAAAATAGATACGCAGGTCAAACATATACAGGAACTTCTTTTTCCCGTGACCCGTATCCGCCTTTAACCGTTGAGTTTATCGTAGATAATCGATTTAATAATTATTGGGTTCTTTATACCTGGCTTAATCTTCTTAATGACGACACTACCGGTACATATGATAGTACCGGATTAACATCTCCCACGCAGAGTGTAGTGAATTCTAATGCTAGAGGACTAAACAACCAGTACAAGACAAACCTTACTATATATGGTCTTGATGAATATAATAAGCGCATTATTAGCTTTGTATATACTGATGCTTTTCCGACAAATCTAGGCGGTATTTCATTTTCTTATAAAGATTCAGGTGAAGTTGAAACAACAGTCACCTTCAGTTACTCACAGCTCCATGTAACTCCTATATGGGAAGTAGAAAATCTCTAAAAGCTAAAAAAATATTTCGCAAACACCATAAATACTTTATATGGCAAGAACAATTCAAAGTCCCGGCGTACAAATTAGCGAAGTTGATCTTTCACTTGCAGCGAGTTTTGTAGCACCTACAAATATTTTAATTCCTGGGTTTGCTCCTAAAGGACCTTCTTCATCACCTATAACAGTTAGCTCACTTTCAGAGTTTGAACAAGTTTTTGGTACACCGACTAATGCCGCGGAGCGTTATTTCTATCAAACCGTAAAGGCCGTTTTTCAGTCTCCTGCTAACGTTACTGCCTATCGTCTTCCATATGGTTCTGGAGCCGGTCTCGGTACAGCAAATCAATATAGCGCTCTTGTTTATCCTGTAGTTGCAGCACAACTTTCTGCTACAAACACAGGTATACAGACAATTACTTCAACGAATTTAAATTACGCCGCTTCTGCCTCCGGTATTACGTATCTCTTTGGCGCACCAACCCATATTAGCTTATCTAACGCCGACTATCTTAATATTCAACGCGGTAATGCATTCAATTGGTCAACGTCCGCCGCTGACGCCTCTGGTAACCCGGTAACAAGCTTTACATCAGCAGGTTCAGCCGCGCCTCTCGCAAACCTCGGTACTGCAGGTTTAATCGTGCTCAATGAAGCACAAACCTCCATTAATAGCCGCTTTGAAGGTACATACATCGGTATCACCGATAATACAGCACTCAATCGCGCTACCCAATACGATGATTTTAACAATATTGCCTCGGTTAATACAACCGGCTTTATCAGTCCAACAGGCTACGTCAGTGTCCCCTCACAGCGCTTGACATTCGCCCTCTCTGCAACAAACGCAGGCACTACTAATAGCGTATCACAAGCCGTTGAAAGCCTTGCAACATTTGATACATCAGGTGTACAATTCAATGACACAATCAATCTTGGCGTATTCAAGCTTCGTCAGTCGGTCTTCTCACCTGACACAATTCAACTTGATTATGTCTTCCAAGAAGGGTATAACGCTTCACTCGATTATTACCGTCAGATCAACAATCCAAACGGTGGACCTGCTGTAAGCTATTATCTCGATACAGTTGACGGACCTTCTACTAACATTATAACTCTCGTCAATCCATATATTTCCAACAAGAATTCAACTACCTGGTTGAATCTTAGCGGTACTCCAAACAAGAGTGTACGTTTCTTAAATTCAGCTCGCGGTGTACCATTTAGTTTCGATACTATTTCATCCGGTGTAACTGGTGCTGATACGTTCGCAACTCGCACAGGTGCAACATCAGCCACCTACAATGCGCTCATCAAGCAGTATGGCGATACCGCACAACTCTTTGCTCTCGGTGAATACACCATTGAAAACGTAACAACAAAGGCAATTGGCACTGTACCAACAAAGGTCAATACAATGCTCAATAGTATGGCTAACGCCGATCTCTATCCGCTTTCAATCGTATGTGAAGCTGGTCTCGGCACCATCTACGCAAATACATTCAATCCATTAACATCAGGTTATTTTGATGATACTGTTCCATATAGTAACACCGACTTCACCAATCTCACAGCACAAGACGGTACAGGGCAGAGTGCAGCCATCGCTGTAAACTATCAAGCCGTAGCACAGCAATTCGTATCATTTGCTTCACTACAGCGTAAGGACCACGTCTTTATTGCTGATCCTATTACAAACATCTTCGTACAGAATAATGTTAAGACTCTTACAGACCCTAGCAATAACTTCTCAACGAATATCTTCTGGCCTCTTTACAACTCGATGGCAGCTATTAATAATAGCTATACAGTCTCGTATGCTAACGTTGCTCAAGTACCTGATCAGTCCTCAAGCAGAAATGTCTGGGTACCATTCTCAGGATTTGCTGCCGCAGCCATGGCTAGAACAGATTCAAATTATCAACCCTGGTTCGCGCCTGCAGGTTATACACGCGGTGTTGTAGCTGGTATAACAGATACTGCTATCTATCCCAATCAGAAGCAACGCGATCAGCTCTATAACATCAGCCTCAACCCTGTAGCATTCTTCCCTAACGAAGGATATGTTATCTACGGTCAAAAGACAATGTCCAAGCTTCCAAGTGCATTCGATCGTATCAACGTTCGTAGATTATTCTTAACGCTTGAAAATCAGACAAACGCAGTCGCAAGAAATTACGTATTCGAGCCTAATACACTCTTTACAAGAACGCAAGTTCTCAACGTCCTTACACCGATCTTCAATAATGCAAAGAATACAAGCGGGTTGTACGATTACTTGATCGTCTGCGATGAAAGAAATAATACACCTGCTATAATTGATGACAATTCACTTGTTATTGACATTTATATTAAGCCGGTTAGAACCGCTGAATTCATCTTAGTTAACTTCTACGCTACGAGAACAAATCAAAACTTCTCTGAGATTATTGCATAATTGAGATATAAACAACTAAATAATTACATACTATGGCCGATACAAACCAATTAATTTCAACGTTCTACAATGAAGCGGCTAATCGCGATTTCGCACGTGATTTTAGCTTTAGAGTTTTATCAATCTCAACCGGTGGCGCTACTAACGCTGCTAACCAAGTAATTAATTTCGGAGACACCGATCTTGTTTACGTTAAGACAGCGACACTACCTGAGAGAGCCATTACAAATGTACCTGTACCGTATATGGGTCTCAACTTCAATCTTCCTGGTAATGCAACTTACCCCGGATCTGAAGCCTATAGCATGACATTCTACGCTGATGCCCAGTCACAGATCAGGCAGAAGTTCGAAGATTGGTCTCGCTATACATTTGACGACGCTAACAGTACCGGCGATTACCTCGTACCTAAGCAAACATCTGTCATCAATCTCGCCCAGCTTGATAACCAATTAAATCGTGTCGCGACATATAACCTTATCGGTGTTTCGCCACGTAGTGTTGGTGCTCTTTCATACAATATTGCCGCAGGTACAGGGCAAACCATTGAGTTCACAGCTACAATGGCTTACCACTACTTCACCCGTACATCTCCCTAAAGAAGGCAGCCACCTAAGCTAAATAATTAGGTGAATGATCCTTTTAGTAGTGCATTAGATAGTTTAGGACAAAATATTGCCGGAATAGGAACAGGTGCAAATCCTCTTTTTGCACCTCAGGTAACTCAGTTTTTTGGGTTAAACTTACCTGCTGTACCTATTATTAGTACACGGGATTATTTTTTAACCCAGATGGAGTCATGGTTTACTGCCATACCCATGTCAACTCAATGGGTTATTCTTATCGATAGCTACCCACCAGGTCTTACGACCTCTATTATTCAGGGCTTAGAGAGAACAGATGGTGCTAAGAGTGGATTCGATATAGATAGCGCTAAAAACATATTAACATCATATCCAACAAATAAAGTTATTGGCTGTTTATTTGCAAATAATATAACAATACCAAATGAAGCGTGGAATGTAGAAAGCGCTGCGATCGATAATAACCGAGGCTTTTTACCCGGTGTGCTCGGCGGCGGTAGAAATCACGAAGCACCGGTTTTAGATATTGGATTCAGAGAAACAAATACTTCGTTTATTGATTTTGTAATTCGACCTTGGGTAATTCTTGCTGCACACTTTGGACTTGTTGCTAGAGACCCTGGTGATGTTACACAATCGATTAAAAATATGAAGGTTAATATGCACGTAATGCAATATACCCGCTCCAGAGCTGGTGTATCAATGATACCTCGTAAGATTTGGAATTTCTATAACTGTGTACCATTTACAGTAAATGAAGAGACTTTGGAATATACAGAAGAAAAGATGACTGTTTTTAATACCCGCTGGACATATTCTAACTACACAGTATCAAACAACCTCTACTTACCAATTGTTGAAATTATTAATAACTTCGCTCAAAACGGTGCACCACAAATTGGTAACCCTAGTATCTTTAAGGGATACGGCTCACCTGTCTAGCATTGAGTTTCCCGGTCACATGTCTTAAGTAATCCTTGTGAGACAGTTTGTATATACAGTCTACCTACCTGGTCAGAAAAAGACAGTACAGATAAAGGAATTACAGTTCGGTAGATATAAACATTTAGTTAAAACTATTACTAACGATAATGATGAAATTGTTGCAAAGTTTTTTGACAACCTCTTGATCGATCTTTGTCCTAATGAAGACAATGTTCTTTCGTTTTCATTTTTAGATAAACTTATCCTTCTTCTTACAGTACGATCAATTTGTATTTCACCATCACTAGAGTTAGTTGTCAACTGCCCGGTTACACAAAAGCAGTTTAATTCAATAGTGAAACTTTCAGATATTATTGATAAATTACAAAATTTAAACCTCGCTGAAGACGTCTATCTAACGACAAAAGAATATAATAACAATACTTTACAGATTAATCTCGGTATGCCATCTATTCTCAATATTGAGGAAAGAGATTTAACCGTTATCAATAATATTATTAAAAGAGTTACTCTCAACGGTCACAGCACAGAATTAATAACAGAAACCCTCACGGATCGATTACCAGCTCTAGTTCTAAACGATATCAAAGATTATATTAACTACTTTAATTGCAATTTACGCAATATAAATCTATTATCCATACGATCACCATTCTCAACAACTGAAACAGAGATAAATATACCATTAAATCTATTCTCAAATTCTATAATCGAGTTTTTAAAGATTACATTTAAACGCGGTTTATTATCTATATACGAGCTTGAATATTTTTTAATTAATAAGCTTCGCATTGACTTTGAGTTAATTAGAACATCGACACCTGCTGAATTGAACATTTATATTAACTTCTTTAAAGATGAAAGAGATAAAGAAGAAAAAGCAGAACGCAAGAAAAGCTTGAATTTACCGAATAACAACCATATATAATAGTATGAGCAGTAATGTAAGTGATATTCTCAAACAATTAGACACCTTAAACCAATCAACAGGTATTGATGTTTTTGTTCCGTCTTTAGCTAAAAAAGTTAAATTTAAGAATTTAAACCTCAAACAACAAAAAGATCTGCTTAAAGCATCTGTCGATGAGACACTCACCAAGCTTTCTTTTATTGTTAATTTTTACAGTATTATTCAAGAAAATCTTATCGATTCAGCTGTTGAAGTTAATAAGCTTTATACATTTGATCGCCCTGCTATAGCACTTGCTCTTCGTGCTAGTGGGCTAGATAGCAAATATTCTTCAGAAGAAAATGTTTACGATTTAAGCGAGTTGCTTAATCAAATTCCCACGATTAATGTAAGCAAGCAAGAACTAAATACAGTAATCGATATTCAAAACTTAACTGTTGTATTAGAAGTACCTCGCCTTAATACAGATAGAGATGTTAGTCTTGCAGCTATCAATAAGTTAAAAGGCATCCAAGACAAGGATATTAAGACTTTAGTCGGTGAACTCTTTATTCACGAAATTATTAAGTTTATAAAAACAGTGACATTTAAAACAGAGACCGAGGACCAAGCAGTAACTTTTGCCAACCTTAAAGTCGAAGATAAAATTGCCATTATTGAAAAATTTCCATCTAACCTCACAGGCAAGGTGCTGGAATTTATAAAAAATTATAGAGATTTTGAAGCTAAATTTACAACAATTGGCGATACAAATATCGAAATCGATGGTAGCTTCTTTAGCGTGTAATTGAATCGTACTTACATCTAGATTGTTTAGTACTAAATAATATAGATGGACGGTATAACATTTGATCAATTACAATCAGTCTTCGGTAACGTTGAATCCGAATTAAAGCTGACGTCTAGTCTCTTGGAAAATATCCAGGGTCTTCTTGGTCAGAAACTTAAACCATTTGATGAACCTCTTAAAAAGCTTGATCAGATTTTATTATATCTCAAGCAATTAAAAGAACCGATCGACGTAAGGGAAATTGATAAACAAAAAAATACTAATAAAGAGATAAAGCAAGATACAGATGAGAGCGTTAAAAAAGGTAATACTATCTTTGATATAGAAGCAATAACAGCATCGAAAGTCATTTCAGGTAGTGCGAAAGTAATGCCTGTAAGAGTTGTTGATGATCCAAAAGTTCACACACAAGTCGATATTTTTATTCCGCCTGCAACAAGAGTATTTATTGAAAACATACTTGGTGATAATATTAAGCGGTTGACAGAATTTATCTCTCACGAGACAGACAGATTGCTTGTAGCTTTAGGAAAAAAAGAAGAAAAAAAAGAAGAAAAAACACCTTGGTGGAAAAAACTTTTAGCGGGATTAAAAGGTGTTGGCGGCTTATTTGGTAAATTATTAAGCGGTTTACTAAAACCATTTGAATGGCTTGCTGGTAAACTCTTTAAATTATTACCAACAGTTCTTAAAGATATTGGTAAACTTGTAATGCCGATTGTTCGTGGACTCTTAGGTGCTGTTGGACCGTTGCTTGCTGGTGCAGGCCTTGCTATCGCAGGTATCGCTACGCTCTTGAGCGGGCTAAAGGATTCTGGGCCTTACAAAGGCCTTAAAAAGCTTCTTGGAAGAGGTTTATTAGGTGTAGGTACTAATATTCTCAAAAAAGAATTTGGAAAACTTAGCAAGCTTGCTATAAATTCTGCTAAAGAACTTTCCAAAGAAAGTAGAAAGTTTGTTTTTAGTGCTATGAGAGGATTAAAAGGTGTTTTTAAGTATATAGCTGAAGCTCCAGGCAAACTTTTTGGCGGTATAGCAAAAGCATTGAAAAATTTATTTACCGGCGGTGTTGTTAAAGAAGTCGGTGAAGTAGCTGCAAAGGGAGCAGGTAAAGGTGGGTTTAAAGCTATCTTAGGTAATATTGGAAAATTTTTGAGTGAAAAGGTTCTCAAGCGATTACCGTTTATTGGTACACTTATTGGATTAGGGTTCGCTTTTACACGTTTAATGAAGGGAGATGTTATTGGTGCGCTACTCGACGTAGCATCAGCTCTTGCAACTTCTGTACCAGTAGTTGGTACAGCTCTTTCTATTGCAATAGATGTATTTAGTGCAGTAAGAGACACGCAAACCGGTGGATCAGAAAAAGCTGGTGCAGCGAATATGAGCTGGATTGGACCTATTAAAAAATGGATTGGTGATCGTATAAAATACGTGCCCGTTATTGGGCCACTTATTGATATGGTAAAGGCGTTTGGTGATGGTAAATGGCTTGATGGCCTTGGCTATCTCGCTAAAGCTGCAATACCACCTCTCGGTATTATAATTGATCTTCTTGACAATAAAGAAACAATAGGTAATACACTTGCCCCTGCGATTGATTTTGTTGGAGGAATTACAAAATGGCTTTTAAAGCGTATAAAATATGTTCCTGTAATCGGTCCGCTAATTGATATGGTAAATTCAATATCCGACGGTAAATGGCTAGACGCTTTAGGGTACTTAGCTAAAGCAGCTATACCACCACTTGGCATTCTTATTGATATGCTCGATAACACTGAAACGATTGCAAATACAGCTGCATCTGCTGGTAACTGGATTGCGGATGCTACATCTTGGATCTATAATAAAGTAAAGGAAATTCCTGTTATTGGTTCGTTAATAAAAGCAGGTGAAGCGATTGCTAGCGGTAAGTGGGGAGATGTATTAGGATATCTTGGTGAAGCAATTGAACCGCTACAATATATCGGTAAATTAATTGAAAGTGGAGCCAAAAATATTGCGCAAGCTGTTACAACCGGTGACTTTAGTAATATTAATACATTTTTTACAACTATTAAAGATAGTCTTATAAGTGCCGTTTTAAATATGCTACCAGAATCCATTCTCGGAGTTAGCGTACGATCGAGAGTTGCAAAAATGTTAGGAGTCGCAGGATACGGTGAACCGACAGATAAAAAAACATCTCCTACCGATACCACTGCAACTACAGACAGTAAAACATCTAAAACACAAGGTAGCGGATGGCATTGGCAAAATCCTTTTAGTAAAAAGACAGAAGAGGCATCTGATACAAATACAACAAACGCACCACAAGCTGTTACAAACAACAACACAATACCACAAGCTACAACTATACAGCCAACTGATCAGACATTTATACCAGATACTGATAATGACGAAGATAATACTGCAGATAGCATGAGTGATATGAATAATTCTCTAGACGAGCACTCAAATCTCTTAAAGGGATTAATTGAATATCAAAAACAAACTGCTACCAATACTAAAGAACTTATACAAGCTTTTATAAAATATCAGAGTAATGGTAGTAACGTTAACGTTAACAATATAAGTAGCTCCACCACTGTTAATTCTAATCCTGTCACAAGTTCTGCCTTCAGACAGGCCATCCTACAGCGATAAAACTAACTAAATAATTGTATGCCAAACTTCCTCTGGGGATTCACTAATAACAGTATAGGTACAAGCTCTTCATCACCTAATACACTAGCTCTACCTGAGATTAAACCCGCTGGCTCTATATCTAACGGAATTAGTACTGGTAGTATCAAGACTCCAACTAGCCTTGTAAATGTTGTAAGAGATTTTTATTGGACGTATTCTCCTGTTGGTGATGTAGCTCGAGCTGAAGTACCGAGAATTATTTTAACTGAACGTAAATTAAGAACTAATGCTTTAATTAGTCAATTAAAATATTCCTTAGGGCAGACATTTAGTGGAGGCGCGCAAACAATTCAAAATATCCAACAATTTGGCTCATCAACTGGAGCCACAGCAGCACTACAAAGCGTTGGAAGCGGATTGACTAATTTTTTATCGAAATTAACAAATTCTGCAGCAGGCCAACAAGTAGGTAGTGTAGCGCAGGGAATCGGTACCGCGGTTACAGATGAAGCAAGTAAAGTTGGTGGCCAAATAGCTAGTTCCTCTGTAGTGCAGTCAGGCTTAGGTGTAGCAAAAAATGCTTACGCGCAAGTTAGCAATGCAATAGGAAATACATTTGCCGATGACAATAATTCCACTGTTAATAGTAGCCCGTGGTTAGCTCCTTATAGAAATCTCTATCTTACCGACCCTACAGGCTGGGTTTATGTCTTACCGTACTTTAATAACAATCAAACAACACAATCAAATAGTTTCGCTGATTCAGGAGAAACAGGCTTCGGTAAGCAAGAAACATTAGGAGTAGGAGCCGCAGTTGCGACAGGTATTGCCGGCGCTCTCGCATCTTTAAATAGTCCGGCGCAAATTACATATATTGAAAAGGCCAAATTTTATAATTACCCTACTGAGGGTGAAGATATAACTGTTGAATTTCCGTTAATTAATACCGGTAATGTGACATACGACGATGTTGTTAGAAATTGGCAATTCTTATTTCTTCTTGTTTACCAAAACCGTCCCGGAAAAACAAGTCAAAACACTGTCGATCAACCTGTTATCTACCAAGTTGAAGTACCTGGAAATAAATTCTTTCCATTTTGTTATATCCAAAGTCTTAATATTGAATTCATGGGATCCAGACGTGAAATGAATATTACTGTACCATCTAATACTTCTGTTTCATCTGATCTTGGTCTCGCCGGTCAAGCTATTGGCTCACAGGTAAGCTCAGTATCAATACCTGCTATAATTCCAGATGCCTACAAAGTAACAATATCATTAAAGAGCATGATCGCTAATTCTAAGAATTTTATGCAACATATGATAGGACCACACCAGCTAATAACCACCGGTTCTACCTAAGAGCTAAGTTGTGAAACTAGAAGAGGTTCCTAAATATCTACATGGCTGGACAGCTTCAACAAAATACAACAACTCAACCGGCATCGGCGCTTGGGCAGTATCAAAATAATATAACAGCTCTACCGAATTTGAATATCTATAGATATGAAAAGATATTCAAGCTCTATCAAACCGATAATAATCAGTACTTTTATAATATAATTCAGTCTTTATTTTTACCCGATAAACTAGATAAACGAGCGCTTTTTTATATCACCATTCAACAGCAACAACCCTGGACAACAATTAGCTACAATGTATACAAAACAATTGAGCTTTGGTGGTTAATACTTTTGACAAATAAAATCTATAATCCTTTCAAACTACCCCCAGTAGGAACGGTTATAGCAGTAATCAAACCAGAATATATACCTGATATTTTAAAAGAAATTAACGCTAAGCTCCAATAATGAGTACCAGTATTACAGCATATAACCATAGAATCAACAACAATGACTATATTTTCAAAGTCACGTTGGTGAGTGCTGCTGGTGACAGGTCAAGAGCTCAAGATATTAAACCTACAGCGATAAAAGAATTCTTTATTTCTGATACACTTAATAATTTCTATCAACAGGGATATATTATCATTAATAACACACAAGACGTCATTGAACGCGATACACCTGATGCTGAACCTTACGACAAACCGTCATACTACAATAACGCTGGTGCTTCTGACCCTAACAATCCAGATGGCGCTAATAGCAATGCTGATGCAGGTTTTCTGTTTCGTGGAGAATCTCGAGATATCTTGCGAGTAGATATTATGCCTAGGCTTGATGGTACAGCTGTTGACAGTCTAGGATCTGATGATGGTAGAAAATATTTTTATATGGGATATGACTTTGCTATCTACGATTCTGAAGAACTTGTAGGCGAATCTCCCGGACAAAAATATAAAAAACTTTATTTCTGGGATTTATATTATCAGCTATTACTCGAAAAAAACGTACCCTTTTCGACAGCAAATGTAATTAGTAATACTGCTCCAAATAATACATATACATCAACCTCTACACCCGGTACTTCAGCATCTCTACCACAAAATGCTGATAATAGCGACCGAGCCATTCCGACAGGTATAGCTTTAAGAGAATTTCTTAAAGCAGCTTTTCCAGATAATGAAAATTATCCTATTAGCTTTTCAGTCAATGTACCAGGGATTGATAACGCTACAGCATTATCACAACAGGATCAAGATCAACAAAATATTGACTGGGATATAGGTGGTACAAAGATATTCTTTTCTACACCCGCTAATTTTAAAGCGATGGACTGTGTTAACTATATTTTGTCTAGACACGTTTCAAATACAACTTCAAATTTTGATCAATGCTTTTTACAGCTTGAGAGACATAATAGACAATTTACCTTTAAGAGTCTATCTCAATTCTTCAGACAGGCGTACAATCCGGAGAGTGATACACCAGGAGATTTTTATATTGAGACATTAAAAATTGGCGGTAATACCCAACAAGACGGAAAGCAAAACGTAGCGCCGTACTTTACTCCGAGAACTGGTGTTTATTTTGAACGTATTGGTACAATTAAAAATTTCTCATTTGATAATATGGCCGGCCTCCACGCCCAGCAGCGCTTGGTACCGACATTCGTTCATAGCTATGATTACGAGACCAAGCAATTTCAAATAGATATAGAACGTAACGGTATTGCCCAGTCAATGAAAACCTATCAGCAAAACTATATCAACTGCTTGAACAGCGGAGGTGAAGATCCTGCGTTTGCAAATTTTGCTCCTGGTCAATTAAGGTATCAAAATAAAAATGTTCAAAATGTATTTGCTACAACAGAACAAGACCCTGATCAGCGATTAGCCTGGGGAAGAAATGAATTTTTATACGCCAGTATTTTTACAAACAATCTTATTTCGTTTAGATTACCTGGGTCAACACACCGTCAAGGAGGAAATTTTATCGGTATCGATCGTGATGGAGCTATACCAAATAGCAAATTCGATAATAAATTATTAGGTATATATCTTATTGTCGAATCAAAGCATACATTTACTGGAAATGAATATTTTAATGATCTTCACTGCATTAAAGTTTATAACTTTAAACAACTTGAAGATACATATACTAGAAGTCAGGCCGACGGTAATTTAATTGGATTAGTATCAAACGGGTTATAAACATGCCAACATATACTTCATATACTACAAGAAAGCCTGATACGAACACTATCACTATCGCGCCTAATATAGCCGATATTGATTTCGCTGATACGTATGAGCAGCTTGTAGATACGAAGAATACATCCCTTAGTTCAACGCTCACACCTGATATTATGCCTGCTGGTGAGTTACAGGCAGCAATGGATTATCGTAATGCATTTAAGCAAGGTGATACTATAACAGCTGTTAATAATTTCTATAGTAAATTAACACAAACATATTTTAATCAACAGGATTTTACACTCGATACTATTTTATTCTGGTTTTATAAATTAAATTACAGTAATAAAGAGATTACAGCTTATAAATCACAGGCTTCTTTTTATAATCAAAATATCTTACCGAATCAGATACCAGGCGCATCATTATTTGCACAAAACGCTATTAATGACACCAATGATGCAAACGACTATTTCAATATTGTAAGCGATAGTATTGGAACTATAGCCAATTCAAAATTTATACAACTTGACAGTACGCTACCGCTTTTCGATGTTAGTCAACAATACTACGGTACTCCTATTCCTATAGCAGCATCAACAGATAGTAAAATTAGCGCAACTACAAGAAATGTCATGTATAATTTGAGTCAAAAAACGACAATGATAATGAAGCGTAATTTGCTTAATGTCGGTTATACTAATCTTACACTACAACAAAACCTTGCTGCTGATTCGACGACGTCGCACGGTTTAAATCTTATTAATGATTTACCGACATTTGTTAAAATAAACAAAATGCTTGACCAGTTAAAATCAGCACTCGGAGCTGCGTATTCGCAAGCTAAGGCTTTTAGTTTTGTACAGTATCTTAATAACGTTGGTAATACAACAGCTCTCAATCTACGCGATATATTTCCTGTTGCTAAGGGTGATAGAGAATTCACTGTCGTTACATCACAACAAAATGCACAAGCCTCTGTCGCTGAAGCTCAACAGGAACAGTCAGACGCAGCTGCAGCAGCTGCACTTGCACATCAGCAGCAAGCGTTTGCTATTAACAATAGTTCTGCTGTTAGTGGTTCACTACAACCTATACAACCTGTCGGTTCTGGTAATGTAGCAGCTGCAGGTGCGGCAAATACACCCGGTGCTGGAAATAGTACAGTTGTGAACGGTAAGATACAAACCGATAGTACAGGATATGGTCAACCTGATCCCGCGGCTCTTGGTCAAGGTGTTGCTTATGGACCGGCTTCTGCTAGAAATGACAACGACGGAAGTGGTCCGAGCCAAGGTGATATTTATCATCAAAACGATACATCAGGCCACCAGGACGGCGGCCGTCCAGCTAATGCGTCTATAGATCAATATGTTGTTGTATCTCCGGAAGTACGTTCTGCTAATGGAATACAAATCGGCGACTGGGCACAAGTTACAAACCCCGGTACAGGCGCGACAACATATGCTCGTGTTATGGATGTCGGGCCACATAACGCACCACCCGGCGAATGTTCAACTGCTGCATTACAAGCTGTAGGTGTCGGTATCACTGCAAATGGTAAAACAGTTGGTAATCCACAGGCGCAGGTTACATATTTCCCAGGCTCAAAGAATGTAGCAGGATCTTCAGGCGGTAATAATGTTGCAAACATTGCATCAGCATCAACCCCAACACCAGGAAAAGCATAATATATGGCAATTTCACCACTTTCACAAGCTACAGGTAATTTAGGGTTTTTAAATAATGTCGATAACATCACGAAACCCGGTACTTCCGTAAATCCTAACAATACATTAACACCGGCTGCACAAGCTATAGCTAGTACGGCTCCGGCTAATCCATCCGGCGCTGCAGCATTGCAGACAAAATCTCAAGGTCAGTATAGTAACAAGCAATTTATCGCACCATTTTCTTACTCGCAAAATGTCGAAGGTACATTTATAAATGTCGATTATCTCGGAAAGAGAATAATCACAAACGGCTCTGTACCCTATCGAGCTATTGTTTCGTTATCTGCCATAGCTCTTCCAATTACATTAATAAACGATCCTTCAGAAAATAACCCTGACAGACTAGTAAAAACACCGCCATCAAGCTCATCAGCTTTTTCTGGTACATCAATACAAAACGCCGCGCTACAACAATACGGTACAGGTATAAGCGCTGTAACTAATAGTCTCGCTGGCAGAACAACGCAATTCAGTAGCTTAGCACAAACACCAAAGTCGAATCCATCGCAATTGTTTAGCAATTTAACAAGTAGTGGTGTCACAGCTCTAGCAGGTCAATTACAAGGAAAACTACCATTTACGAACATCAATCAATCAATTGCAAACTTACCAGGTTTTAGCGTTGTCACAAACGCATTAGGTCAAATACCCGGAGGTAGTAATATTGTCGGTGCACTTTCAAATCCTGTCGGTGCTGCTACCGGGGTATTACAACAAACATTAGCAAATAGTATTGACATTCAAGGCGGGCTACCGTCAATATCGTTAGGTTCACTCGGTGAAGTGTTTAGCTTAGCGTCAAATATAGCTAGCTCTGGTCCACCGACAAGTCTTACCGGAATTATATCTCTAGAGCAATCTGCCAAGAGTATTGTTTGCAACTTTACTCTACCTATCATTAATATACCGCCATACGACGTCATACTTAAATTTAAATTTCCCAAACCTCAGGATATTCTTAAGCAAGTTAAAAAACAACTTGATGACTTCGTCTCAAATGTCGTTAATCAACTTGATGTTGTTAAACTGCTTAAGAGTCTAGTACCTGATCCAGAAGAAATTTACGAGGCCGTTATTAAGGAAATAACGACTTGTGATAAGAATCCGAATAGCAAAAACAACGCAAAAAATGGAAAAACAGGTCAAGGTGGTACAGCAGCGTAAGACCTATTATGATTAACTTAATCTCTTATCCTCTACGATCTCAGCTTCAATAGGCTTTGCTTTATCTACAAGCATTTTAAAAATCTCTTCTCTTGTAGCAAGCTGCTTGTGTTCAATGTTTGTCTGTTGAAGCTCTTTTCTGGATGCAATATCCATTTCCTTAAGTTTAATAGAAGTATTTGACCGCTTATCAGCGACGGTAAGATGATTAAGAGAATCAATAGCTGAAGATGTAGCC